ACAGCCGATTCAATCTTCGTGTTGGCGCGAACCTCAGCCGCTTTGGCCTGACGCTCTTCCAACTCTTCGTGGCGCTTGATTTGCTCATCAAGGTCGCGCACTTCATCCAACTTCGCGGCGATTGCCTTGTCCTCATCAGAGGTGAGGTCGCGCTTCTCCGCTTGTGCGGCGGCGACGAAGCCATCAGCGTCTGCGAGCAGAGCCGAACGCTTTTCTTTGAGTGTGTCCGAATACTTCATTTGGGTTTCTCCCGGTGAGTAGTTGCTTTGGACAGTGGTGGCTTGAAGTGAGTTATCTGCTTGTATTTCGCTATCGCCAACTGATTCTTACGAATCAACAAACTCTTAGCGACATCTACCATAGCCGTTTGATTACGGCTTCGCAACTCGGCCACAGTCTCCTCATAGGCCGGGAAGGTAACGATTGAAACATCGTAAAGTTGAACCTCTTTGAGTTCCCTCACGGAACGGTCATTAGACCAAGAATCCTTGATTGTTCTGAACGCGAAACTCATCTGAGTCATATCGCCTCGGCGCATCGCCGACAAGACGCGCATCGCATCAGGGTTCGCCGGGTCAAGTTCTGCTTCAACCTTGAGGCCGCGCTCATCTTCTTCAAGCGACATCGTTCCTGACTTCGTGCGCGCAAGCGGCACACCTTCGTGGTCAATCAAGAGGCGCACATCAGCGCCATCATTCAGCGTCTTGGAGAACGCGCCACGACGAACGAACTCTGTCCACGGCAACGGTTCACTAGGTGAATCAAACACGGCCGCGTAACCGACAAGCATATTGTTGTCGCCTTCAGCGCGAATTTCGTAGTTAGTGAACGCGAGCGAACGACGCTCATCAACGGTCTTCGTGACCCATCCGTTCGTTGCCAAGGTTTCGGTCGCCATTTCGTTGTTCATCATAGACGATTCATTCAGCCGTTTGCTCGTCAAGTCTTGCGACTAGCCGTTCCGCGTAATCTTGAGCGCGACGAGCCGAAGCCTTACTGCTACCGCCACCCCATAAGAGCATCGCGACCAAGCCCGGCGTAATCTCATTCCCTTGAACGGCATCTAAATCAACGATGTGCCTAGCAATCCAAGGACCAATCTTCCGCCACTTCTGTTCTGATAGTGCGTCACCGTTAGCCATCTTCCGCGCATCTTCAACGGTCTGCGGCCGTAGACCGCCACCGCTTTCACCTTCTTCGTGTAACGCGAGGCCGCGCCTAGCCGATGCTCGCATAAAGCCCGGCGCGACGAGATTTATTTGTCGCGATTCGTATTCCATCTCATCATCAACTTCTGCTTCATCACCGTCTTCTTCTTCCGCCTCAACGACCACGACAGGAACGGTCTCCGTTTCGGAAGATGACGGAATCACCCAGAAGCGGCACAACCCTTCCATCGCTATTTCGCCAGCGACAATCTCACATATTCCTTCCTCATAGAACACGCAGTTACCGCACATAATCCCTTCAGACTTGTATGGCGATTCTGCCTTGTATCCGCAACCGTTCGGGCTGTTGTCCTGCGAGAACTGACCGAAGGTTTCAGAGATTGCTTCAAGAACGCCATAAAGCATCTTCTGGCGTGGAATGAGATTCTCTTCACCGTCGCGTTCAGAAATCGCGGAAGCGGCCTCCGTGTCTTGATAGGCGGCTTCTACCGCGACCATATGCGCAAGGGCATCGGTACGGCTGGTATGGCATCCGCCCGGTATCGTCGTGTACGGCATCCTCAATCACCATTAGGCAACAGAACACGAACATCAGCCGAAGCGCCCGTATCGCACACCGCATACAGCAGTTCCTTGAGTGGAACGAAAACTTCGTGCGGTGTATCGTGCTTTTCAAAGATGAGGCCGTTCGCATAGGTGACATTGCTTCCACCGACAGCGATAGCAGTGTTGCCTGTGACATTGATGTAGACGGTTCGGTTGATGTCATCCGCCGCAACGATGATTGAGCGCTCGTCTGTGACTGTGAACTGTAATGACCTCATAGTTATTTACCTTTCAGGTGGTACTGCGTCTGTTCCTGCTGGGGGCAGTGTACTCGGATTCACGAACGCATCTCCGCCTTCATACGGTTCACGGTTCTCTTCTTGTCGCGCCTCGTTCGGTGACAGAGTACCTGAAAGAATCTGAACTCTTTGTGCGTTCACGCGAGTCATCAAATCTGCGCGCATAAACTCATCCGCGTTGAAACGAACCTTCTGCGTCAAGGGAAGCATTTCGCTAATCGCATCCTCAATACGGCGCATCCAAGGGAGAAGCGTGTAGCGAACGAAGTTGATACCAGCCTGCTCAACATTCTGATAAGTCTGCGAATCGCCACCTGAACCGAGAATCAGATTCAACGGAATACGGTAGGCGCGAGCGATATCGCGGATGATGCTCTCGCGATGCTCAATCATCTGCATATCCGACGCGCTGACGGTGACGCTACGCCACTTCAAGCCGCCTGAAAGAACAGCAGGTCTGCGGCGCTTGTTATGCGAATCTTCCCAAGTCTGGCGAAGAAGGTCTGCCGCTTGTGGCGTTAGTTGTTGTTCAGTTTCAAGAACTGATGATGGCGTTGCGCCTTCGCCGTAGAACTGCGAGAGGAATCTGTCCATCGCGATGCCCATACCGATTGTGTTGCGTTGAACCTCAAGCGGTGAGAGGCCGCGAGTCTTGCCGGGGAACAGAACCCAATGGATTGCGCGTATCTCGGCAGGCGAATACTTCTGTCGCCCAATCTCCCAATAGAGCGAACCGTCATCAACATCAATGAATCCTTTGACTTGATTCGGGTGAATGTTCTTCATTTCTGGCGGTAGTTCGCCGGGTCGGCGTGGCGCGTAGATGTACGCGGAACCGTGTAGCGCCAGCATCAAGACCGTCTGATGAATGAAGTCAAACATCGTCTGGTGTTCGTTCGGCTTGATGAGAACTGATGGTGTCGGTAGTTGCTCAATACGGCCTGCGCGTTCACGAGTCAGTTCAAGCGGCATCACCGCGATAGCGTCAGCGAGAAGCGTCACCGCCGCCATCAAAGCCGACTGTGCGAACGCTGTGTTCTCATTGACTATCTCGCCTGAATAGTTGTTGTAGAGAGGCCGAGCCGTAATCTGGTACGGGTCAATGTTCGTCGGTAGTGCGCGCTGTTCAGTTCTCTTGAAGAGGCTCATTCAAGTAAGTATCCAATCCCGACCAAGGCGATGCCAGCCACGACTAATCCAGCCGCGACCGACACAGATGATACACCAATCACGACCAAACAAGCGCCTATCAACTCAAGAAGCGTGGTGAATGTGCGCCGGGTCAGTAGCCGTTTCAATCCCATACATTCACCACACTAGGGCCATCAACGACTTTCTGCCTACGGGTCGCCCGGTCTACTGCCATCACCATCGCGATACAAGCGTCAATCTTGCGGCGGCTCTTGCCTTTACTCAAGCGCCAACCCGAATCAGTCATACGCTGTGCGGCCGACAACACTTGGTCGGTGAAAGTTGGTGAGCCATCGTGAGCAACCTTCCCCTGAACTATCAGTTCATAGGTCTGACCGCAGGCTGGCACCATTCGCTGACCTGACTGAGGGAACTCCACCATCGGTAGACCATCATCAACGAGAGCCTCCGCTGAACGCTGAAAGTACGCCGGGTCAAACGCGAACTCAGTGACCTTGTAGGTCTGGTGAACCTGCCGCAGGTAGGCCTCAACCTCTGAGACATCCACTCCCTCGTCCTTCGGTTGCCAAATCTTAGAACGCACCACCACGCGCTCGGCTTGCGGTTGCGCGATGACGACCGCGATACTGTCGTGCTTCAACGCCATATCAATCCCTACCCATACAGGTAGTTCAAGGTCTAGGTCTAGGTCGCTGACGCAACGCTCCCAAGCGCCGACAGGTAGCCACGACTCCTGTGTTCGTACCCACTGATTCAAGCGCCAGCGTCGGAACGCTGATTCGGTGGTCTGCTTCGTAGCGGTCGCCATATCTTCAGGGTCAAGCAAGCCTTCAGCGATGTTCGGGTTGGCGCGATGCCACTGCTTGCGGTCGTTGATGTCGCAGTCGGCGGCGGCCTCCCACCACCAGAACCCGAACGACTCATCATCAACCTCACCAGACGCGCACTGCTTCCCGTAGTGATACAACCGCCCGGCCAGCGAATCTAGGTTGAAGCCTGCTGTCGTGATGCTCAACACCAACGGCTCAAGGCGAGCGCCAGAACCGAGCGTCATCTGGTCAAACAGTTCACTGTCTCCCTGATTCCACAACTCGTCAAACAGAACCGTTGAAGGGTTGAGGCCTGCCTGAGACTTGAACTCAGACGACAACACGCGGAACACGGAACCGAACGCTGGCATCTCCAAAGCATCCCGATACACCTTCGTCACCTGAGACAACATCTCAGAGTTCTGAACCTGCTGACGCGCTTCATTGAAGATGATTCGCGCCTGCTGTCTGTCGCCTGCTACTGCGTACACCTCAGCGCCCGGCTCGCCAGCAATCATTGAGTAGACCGCTATCGCTGAACCCATCAGCGACTTCCCTTGCTTACGCGGCAAGCCAATAAGTGCGCGGCGATACCTCAACCGCCCAGCATCATTACGCTCAAACAGGC